TTTTTCAAGCCTTCCAAAATAACCTGTTTCATAATCTCTCCAAAAGGGAGAGGGCTTGCGCCCTCTTTTATCAAGCAGCCGTACCAGTCGAGCGATAACGCACGCCGGCATTAGGATCGCGAACCGAAGTGGCTGCACGAGTTTCGCCGTAGAACGTGATCGAACCGGGTAAGGTTTGATCGTAGCGACGGAGAACCATCGAGAGACGCATGACGATCGTGTGGAACTGCTGCCAATCCGCAAAGTACATCGGATAGTAGGACGTAGTCCCTGCTGCGCCGGTGGTGGGCTGGCTGGGGTTATCAACATACTTGTTGACTGCAACCTTGAAGCCGAGCAACTCACCAACGATGCCATCGGTGCGTGACAGACCGTCAACATAGATCGGACGGCCTTGCAGATCGACTAACCCACGGATGCCCTGAAGCAGGATCGGGTTAATCATAAACGCTGCTGTCGGTGTCCAATACTGCTGTGGCAGGCTGTAAATAAAGTTCACTACGTCTTTGTAGTTCACATTATTTGCGGCAACCGTGTTGGCGTTTGTCGTCAACTGATCGTAGGTAGCAAGCGAGTGCAAACCGTTGGTCGTTGCAGTTCCAGACGTACCAAAAGCAGCCGTCGAGCAAGAGCCGCCCGTGTAGGTTGCATTAGCGCCAGCGTACTGATCCAAACCGCGCAGACCATCAGCGCCACCCGTCGTTACAGAGGTTCCGGTTCCCGATTGATCGTTGTTCTGGATCATCGAGGTTGCCATTGCCTGCTGGAACTCCATCAGCATATCGTCAACAACGTTAGCCTCAAGGCCGTCGATGTCATCAAGTGCTGCGGTACGGATGGGGAACTGAGCGTTCAAGTCTTTAAGGATCACCTGCCAAATGCTCGTGGCTTCAGTCGTGGGTGTGCCGTTGTTTTGAACGGTATAGCCCCACTGAGCACCTGCATTACCGGTCTTGACGCGGAACTGATAAGCCGAACCGTCAGTTGCAACAATGCGCGACAGATCCATCAAGGGATTTCCGAGACGCTTTGCAGCGAACACTGGATCGTAAGCTGTGCGGCCACCAACGTCGTAACCCGAACCTGTAAGAGCCGAGGCTTCCTTGATGTACGCTTCGCACTGATCCACAGATTCAAAGATCTTGACTTCACGCTCGATGTTGTTACCGGCCTTCATGTACTCCTTAAGAACGTCCTTAAAACGACGATTTGCTTCGCCACGGACGGTCTTGTGAATAGGACGGATGATCGAAGGAGCGGCAACTTTTGCCTCTAAAGCGGCAATCTTTGCCTCTGTTTCGGTTTTGAGCGACTCGACAGCCTCAGCAACTTTTGCCTCGACAGCCTGTGCGGTTTCTGCCAATTTGACAGCGCTAGATGCTTCGATTGCATCCAGTTTTTCAATGACTTTTTCCAACATTTTAAAATCTCCTAACGGGTTGAAATAGCTTTCAGCAACTCGCGGTATTCGAGCGCTTTCAGCAACTCCGCCGCATCAGACTCACTCTGAGTGGCAGTTTGTTGATCGCCCACAGCATCACGCTGTTCCAAAATGGCTTTCAACACACCGGACGCGGCGGTCGCATCCCGGCGAGATAGCCCTGCATCACGCAAAGCCTTCTCAATCGTTCTCGGATTGGGTTTCGTTCCCATCCAATACTCAAGTCTACTAATCTCAGCCTTCGGATTATTAGGCTGCATCACAATGGAAACCTCGGCCAGACCACCTTTGACGATCTGGAAGAAACCATCTTCCTTACCTGTAGGCTCACCGTTTTCATCCACCATTTGATACTCATCGGCATACGCACCAACAGAAACGCCACCAACCATCCGGGGCGATTCCTTCATGATCGTATAAAGATCAGACCCGGAAGTGGTGTTCAGGAAGATCTTTCCTGTGCCGGTCATACCTTCGTCCGTAATATCGAACTTCGACCACTCACCGACAGGCATCATGTCGCTTGAGTGCTGGAAGTACATAGGAAGCGGCCTTCCTGCTTCCATCCACATCTCGTGCCACGCCTCGAAAGCCTCGGGTGTGTAAAAGAACCGTCGACCGTCTGCGCCTTCTCTCGCGCCCCACGTCGTAAGTGTGGCTTCGATTTCACCCGTGGGCTCGCCCGTTGCCTCGTCGGCTTTCCTGCCTAGCTCAACTTTGGCCTCGTAGAAAAAAGTGATGTTCTTAGCCATTGATAGGTTCCTTTTTTACCATTCCGTCGACTAACTTAGGCTTTGGCTTCCTTTTATCTGCCGCGGCCTTGAGTTTCTCTAATAGGTCCTTAAGCATTTCCGGCTCTGCCTGTTTTACCGACCACCTTAAGGTTTCCACCACCGCCAGTGTCTTGCGGAGAGCTACCGGGAATAGCGCTATCGCCACCAGCGGCAAGCAACAGATCATCAGCACCATCAAGAGAATTAAGTCCCAGATATTCACGCGCCTCATTCTGCGTAAGAATCCCACTCTTAACTCCTGCAACGACATAATTCATCTGATCTAGCGGAGCGCCCTTCAAGAAGTCTTGCGTCTGAAACTGAACGTGCAGATTGGGGAAGCCCTTTAATAACGACAATTTTAACCGCTGCTCAACGTTCGTAATGAACGGCATCATCGTGCTCTTGTAGAACTCGTCCAGCATCGTTTGGGTATTGTTGTACTTCGACTCGCCGACTCCGATCATTGCAGGAGGCACACCAAACAATCCACAGATACGCGTCATTGTTTGTTTCTTAAGCTCTCTTGCATCCACATCCTGAAGCGTTAGAGGTTTGATGGCTTCGTAGGTCATGCCCTGATCCAACAGCATAGACTGCCCCGGCTTGCTCTGATCCGAAGGCTGGCTGTTAAGCATGTTTGTCCACGCTTCTTTAAGACGGGATGCAATCTCTTTGAACTTTGAATCGGGGATAACTTGCTCAGTACGGAACAAACCGGAGGGTTTTGCACCGTTAAGCATGATGAAGTTGGAGTAAAGGTCGATGTCCTGATCTAAGGAAACCAACTCGACAGCTTGCAAGCGGTTAAACGAACTGGAGCCTTGCCACGGCTCAGACTTCGTGTGCATCACCTGAAAATACTTGAGCGGCTCGTCCTTGTTGAAGCCGTAAGACGAACTGGTAAGCGTGTAGAAGGGATAACGCGTCTCTGAAATCCTCGGCACGATCAGCGTCGAGTCTAAGACGTACATTTCCAACGGAATCTGCGTCGGTTCCTGTGCGTCTTTCCTCCAGAGTAATACGAAAGTCTCACCGGCCAGCTCATGCCACATCGTGAACTGATACCAAAACTCGTATTGACTCTGGAAGTTATTAGGATTTGCAAGAAGGTTAAGAACGCTTGCTGCTCGGCTCTTTTCACGCTCTGGAACAGTCGGATCGGTCTGCGTGTCTACAAATGTGCCGTCAGCCTGCTTCGACATGATCTTTACAGGCAGTTGAGCAAGAGATCGAGCTTTTGCCCCCACACAAGCCATAACCGTCGAGTTTCTAGCAAGTGTCGTTATGTCGACAGTTCGACCTGCTTCGTTAACCGCAGAGGTCGTAACGTACAGTAATTGGTTAGATCCATAGCCTTGCCCCTTACCGCGGAGCATGACGTTGTTGCCTAAAACAGTGTTACCAAAGAGCGAATTCGACTCTTTTTTGTCTGTTTTACGCTTAAATACGTCGAATAAGCCCATTTTTACCCCTAGAAAACTCTGAATCCGTACGATTCAGACGGCATCGGGTTGTCCAGACTACAGTGCATCGCAATAATCAAGGCAATAATCCCGTCGACCTTAGCGTGGCGATCCACACCGGCTTTCTTGACTTTGATGTTGCCTTGAACGTCTGTAAACACTTCGCAATTGCCCAGTTGATGTCCTAAGAATGGGTTTCCGTCGTGTCTGATTTTGTGGCTTAGAATGAGTCGCTCGACATGTTTCGACGGGTTAGAAAGCACCGCCATTCCTTGACCGACTTTCTTAACTGGCATTCCAACTTCGTACAGCCTTGCTACTAGAGCGGCAGCATTATATGCGTCGTAGCCTACTTCTTTTATGTCGTATTTCTGGCTTTGCCCAATAATATACGCCGAAATCTCTCTATCGTCCATCACGTTGCCTTCAGTGATGTGCAAGATCCCCGAATTGATCGCTTGTCTAAAGATGTCTTGATAGTGAGTTGGGAGTAATTCAAAACCATCTTCAGGAAGAAAGAACTTCCATTCGGCTTCGTAATCGTCCTCTGCAAATCGCTTAAGCGTACAAACGGCGTTTAAGTCTCGTGTTGCCGCTAGGTCAAAACCGATAAATACCGCTTCGGGTTCTCTCTCTGTCAGCCCTACGGATTCATCCCAGTGTGTGCGGTCAACCCACGCAGTTTCGGCCGAGACATAAACGTTAAGCGTTTTGCAGAGAAACTCGTTGAGTGCAGCGGGCTTAATCTTCGCCTCTTCGCATCGAGCAACAATTGCATCGTGCGAGACCGAGATATTGTGCATCGGGTTAGCTTTAGCCCATACCTTTTCGTCTCTCCAATCGTCTCCAGCATCCAGAGAGTAAAGAAGCCCAAACCATCGCGGATTGTCAGGAACATCCTGATGGAGGATATGCTCCATCACCTGAAAGTCCTCAAAAAACTTTGTGTCTCTCGTAAAGCTCGCAGTCGTAATGTATAGCCTAAGAGGATTAAGTCGAGATACCATCCCCGAATGCAAGACCTCAATCGCATTCCTGTCTACGATCTGACTCGCCTCGTCAATGATCGCGCAAGAAGGGTTGAGCCCATCTCCGGTCTTTTTAGTGTCCCGGCTGAGAGCTTTCATCATGCTCTGAGAGTCGCCGTTCTTCACAATCGTGAACTTGCCGGGGACAAACAAACCGGAGAGTTCTTTCGGCATTGTCTCGACAAAGCCCTTAGCCGTCGTGAAAACAATTGACGCTTGATCTCTGTTAGTAGCGAGCGTGTAAACCTCAGCTCCTGCTTCTCCAAACCCTAGCTCATAAAGTGCGATCAGCGCCGTTAATGTCGATTTACCAGCCTTGCGCGGGATGTAGACAATGACATCCTGCACCATCCGCTTTTGTCTGTCTTTCTTACTCCTGAATCCGTAGATGGCACAGATAATAAGAATCTGGAAAGGCTCCAGCGTAACGGGATGTCCAGCCCATTGACCTTTTACATGCTTGCAAAGTGCGGTGAACTGTAGAAAGTGATTCACGGGACCGGGATCAAAAACCCATTCCCATTCCTTGTTTTCCAAATGATTTAGGAAACGCTGGCAGGCAAGACGCACATTCCTACACGCGTCAATATCACCCTTTACTACGCTGACAGCGTACTCAATCCCATCTTCTAGTTTCATGTTCCGAACTTAGGCCCTTTCAGGAAATCGTTTATTTTCGTGTTGTCATCGAGCTTATTAGCTGCCAACCTAGACTTTGGTGTTAGTCCTAACTCAGACATAAGTTTAATGGCATTCTCCATCGCCTTATTTGCAAGGCTAATGTAAGGATTGGGCGCAAACGTTTTACCAGCGTTAGTCTCCACAATAAGCGGTTGAGTATCTATCGCCGACCTTGCGTCAATATAGATCTGAAGCTGATCGGCAAGCATCATCAGCGTGTGCCGGTCTTGCTCCGATCCGATCCCATATACGCTGAACAAATAATCAGCCGTTTCCTTGACGAACTTTTTGCGCGTAAACGATTTGGGGTTATCTGCCCACTCGGCAAAGGGAATCCTGCGTTTTAAGTCCTCCGGCAGGAATACGCCTTCCTTCGTTCCTTTGGTTCCGTGAATGCGATGGATTTCAACGGGAATTCTTGCGGTCATGACGGTTCTCTCCTTTGCATCTAATGTGCGTCTTTTTGCGTAGCCACGCAAGGGGAATTCCCTATTTTGGGTTAACCCCCCCTAAAAACCAACTTTGCAGAAAGTTGAGCAGCGGTTAAAATTGTCGTTATTAAAGGGCTTCCCCAATCTGCACGTTCAGTTTCAGACGCAAGACTTCTTGAAGGGCGCTCCGCTAGATCAGATGAATTATGTCGTTGCAGGAG